CCTTGACGACGCTGCCGAGACCGCCGGACTTAGCCATTGGGCACCAGTTCCTTCCATGTCGCGACCTGGTGGTCTTCGTCGGCCGCGACGCCGTAGCCGTAGGCCAGGCCGTCGTGGTCCGCGTACTTGGTGAGCCGGATCCCGTGGACGGGCAGCTCCACGCCCGCCTCGGCGGCGCGGAGCACGATGTCGTGCGGCTCGCCGTCGAGGTAGGGGCCGACCTCTTCCGCGAGGCCGCAGAACGAGATCCCGAACCCGGAGCGCCCGAGGACGCAGCGGGTGCCCGTGTCGCCGGGTACCTCGATCTGCGGGTGAGCGTGCCGGGGCATATCGAACGTGAGCTTGGCGTACGGGACCTCGGTCCCGTCGATGACGAGCGCGCATTCGGTCTCTGCTTCGGTTGCCGCTTCGGTCATTGCCTCAGCCCTTCTGTATGGCGGCTGCTAGCCGGTCCTGGTGCGTTGAGAAGTCGTCCACCCAGTCCTCGGCGCGGTGGTGCACGCGCGGCCGGGTGCGCCACGGGTTGCCCCGCCAGTCGCCGTCAGCCACGTACAGGCGCGCTGGCCGCTCCAGGGGGACCCGGTGCTTGCCTGCGTCGAAGCAGGCGTTACCGGGGCCGTAGGTGAGCTTGACGAGGTTCAGGGAGGGGCGCTGTACCGAGAAGCTCCGGGTACGGTCGTCCTTGCAGTACGCGTACTGCTTCTGGCCGAGATCCGTCGACAAGTCGAAGGTCGAGACCCAGCCGCAGCGGTACGCGGCGCAGTCGGCCTCTTCGCAGGTCGCCGACCGCCAGTGAGTCTTAAGCGGCATCGACAGGCCGTAGGTCTTGTACGCCTGCGGGGGGCCTTGCGGCATGAAGGAACGCTCGGTGTCGCTCCTGAAGACGCCCATGCGGCCGGCCATTAGAAGCTGACCGCCATCGGGTTCCGCATGAAGGCGACGCCGAACGTCGCCAGGGTGAACGTGCCGCTGGTGACCACTTCGAGGAAGCGGTTAACGGTGCCCGCCGCGGTCCCCCGCGCGTCTCCCACCGCCGTCAGTGACCCGAAGTCGATCAGGTCGGCGTAGGTGCCGCCGCTGGTCGTGCAGTGCCGGATCTTGACGTCAACCGACGTGCCGGCCAGCTCTACGAGCTGTAGGTAGGCCTGCGCCCCGAAGGTGCTCCCGGCGCCGTCGTCGTCCACGAACGCGCCCGTGGTGGCGCTCGTGTCCGAGCGGAGCCCGGCCGTGATCTGCTTGCCCCACTCGCCGCCGAAGCCGTTGCCCTGGACCTCGGTCTTCAGCGTCAGGTTCGCGTTGTTGTCGCGGGTCGGGTCGTAGTTGACCTGCTTCCCGTTGATGCAGTAAGCGGGGTTGAGCAGCGTCGTGCCCCGGAAGTAGCTGCCGATCGTGTCGGTGCGGGGCAGCGTCGACAGGATGTCGTGCTCACGCCCCTCAGTGGTCCATGTCCACGTCGGGCTGCCCGTGTAGGTAACCGCGATGGTGCCCCGGAACGGGAGGATGTAGGTCCCGTCCGTGGTGCCGACCGTGGACCCGTTGACGGACACGTTCGTGATGGTGCCGCTGCTGATGGTGACCACGACCGGCGCCGGGAACGTGTTGGAGACGGGCGTCGTCGTCGTCGGGAAGCTGGGCGCGACCGCCGCCCCGGAGAAGCTGAAGAACGACGTGAACTGAAGGTTGCCGTCCCGTGTCCCGCCGATCCGCTCGTTGCCGAACGACTTGATGCCGGTCACGTTGAGCGGCGACAGGGGGCCGCTGATCGTGTCGAGGCTGGAAACGTCCCCGGACAGGTCGAACCCGCCGATGTAGAAGTTGTCACCCAGTCCGCTGCTCTTTGCCATGGGTCAGCTGCCCCCTTCCTGTGGCACGGCCGGGGCTGGCGGCTCGTCGGTAACCGGCTCGTGACTGTGGCTGTGGCTGCCGTCCTGGCCGCGCAGCCGCTCGCACTCCGCCTGCAGGCCGGAGATAACCCGGTCCTTGATGCGCAGCTCCAGCGCCATGTCTGCGGCCTCTCGCAGGAGGTCATCGGGTGTGATCTGCACGGTTCTCCTAGGCGGGTGCAATGGTGGTGACGGTGCCGGACGAGCCCTTGTAGAGCAGCGCGCCGCCGGAGACGTACAGGACGCCGCCGCCAGTGGGGGTAAGCGCGGGAGGGGTCCCCGCGTTGGCCATGGCCAGGACGCCCGTACCGCCGCCCAGCGAGGTCGTGTTGAGCCGGAAGTTCGTCCCCGCGTGCAGCGTCCCCGCGGTCTCTAGCACCCCGGCGGAGGCGCGGAACAGGGTCACGTCCCGGGTCGTCGAGCCGCTGCCCCAGCCGAGGATGCCGGTGGGGTCGATCGCGAACCTGTTGTTGGCGTCGCCGTTCACGGACAGCGCCAGGGCCGATGACGTGCTCGTGTCCCCGGCGAGGATCACCACGACCGGCGACGAGTCCGTGGTTGACGTCCGGGTGAACCCGGCGAGCTGCCCGGCCGCCGAGTTCGACACCCCGAGCTTGATCGCCGCCCCGGCGGCCTGGCCAACGCCGAGCGTGCCCGAGACGGTCAGCGACTCGTCGGTCTTGAGGACCCCCGCAGACCCCCGGTAAAGGTTGACGTCCCGCGCGTTTGTGCCGTCGCCCCAGGTGAGCTTGCCAGTCGGGTCGATGCCGAGGCGGCTAACGCCGTCGCCGTTAACCGAGATCCCGATGGCCTGGGCGGTCGAGGTGTCCCCGGCGAGGACGAGCAGGACGGGCGACGTGTCCGCCGTCGAGGTGCGCGTGAGCTGGGCGACCTGACCCGAGGCGCTGCGGGAGACGCTAAGCGACAGCGAACCCGGCGTCGTGCCGATGCCAACGGTCGCAGCCTGGAACGAGTCGTCAGTCTTCAGCAGGTTGACGGCGGAGCGGTACAGGTTGGTATCGCGGGCGTTGGTCCCGTCGCCCCACGAGGCCCTGCCCGTGGGGTCGATGCCGAAGCGGCTAACGGCGTCGCCGCTGACGGTGACCCCGATAGCCTGCGCCGTGCTCGTGTCCCCCGCCAGGACCAGGACAACGGGCGTCGTGTCGGAGGTGGAAGTCCGCGCGAACTGGGCGAGCCCGCCGCTAGCGGAGCTGGACACGTCGAAGACGTGAACAGGGGCAACGCCGACGCCGAGGCTAGTGGCGACTTCCAGTGAGTCGTCAGTCTTCAGCAGGTTCAGGCCGCCGCGGTACAGGTTCGTGTCCTGCGTGGCGTTGCCGGGTCCCCACAGCATCGTCCCGCTGCCCTGGGTGATGAACCTGTTGTTCGTGTCGCCGATCAGGATGCACTGAAGGAGGCGGTCACTCGTGGCGGTCAGTTCCGAGTAGAAGGCCGCGGCCGAGCCGGGGCTTGACGTGGCCTTGGCGTAGAAGCCCGCTATCCCGCTGGTGCCCCAGGTGACGCCGATCCGTGCGCCGAGGGGACCGGCGCCGCCGGTAGCTATCTGCCCGTCGCTGCGCTGGATGAACAGGCCCGTGGCGAGCAGGCCGCCGCTGTCGTCGTACCGCCTGATGGCCAGGTCGCTGCCCGCGTTAGCCCCGGTCTCCGCCGTGTTGTTCGCGAGCATTCGCCAGCGGGTCCCCGCCGCCACGTTCGCGAGGGTGGACGCGTTGTTGAACTCCAGCGGCTTCTCAAAGCCAGCGGGCGCGCTGATGCGGAGGAACTGCTCCTGGTAGGCGCCCGTGTGGTCGGTGCCGTGCGCCTGGAACGTGAAGTCGGCGATGTTAGTGACGATGTTGGTTTTGTCGAGCCCGATGGCGCCGCTCACCGGGTCGGCGAACGCGATGCTGAACCGGCCCTGGAGTGCCCCGGTCGAGTCGGGGATCTCGACTTCCCAGTGACCGTGAATCGAGGCGTGGTCGTTGGCCTCGTAGTGCGAGCCGACCCAGGTCCACGGCTTGTAGTTGGACCCGGTGGCGTTCCCGTTGACGTCGTAGGCGGCGGCCAGCGAGCCGGACGAGCCACTGGTGGGGCCGTACCAGGCCGTCATCGCCTTGGCGTCCCACCGCATTAGGAAGTTGCGGATCGTCTCGCCGAAGCTGTAGGCGTTCGCCCGCTGGTAGCTGTAGAGGGTGATGCGGCCCGTGCCGTCCGTGCCGCCGCTCACGTCATCCGAGGGGTAGGACGAGATGATCTGCAGGCCGGTCAGCGATTCGGAGTTGCCGTAGCCGAACGGGTGCGGCCCCGACGGCCCCGGCACGTCCGAGATCGTCACCCCGCCGCCCGCGCTGACCAGTCCCCCGATGCTGGCGGCGTCCGTGACCGTCAGGCCCCCGCCCACGGAGGTGTCGCCCGTGACCGACGCGTCGCCGCCGACCGTGAGCGCCCCGCCGATGCTCGCGCCGCCGGTCACGCCGAGGCTGTCAACCTGCAGCGACCGCCCCGGGGACTCGTCGGCCGACGGGATGCCGCCGTGCACCCACAGGTCGTTGATCACGCACGGGACCGTGATCGTCATGACCCGGAACATCGTCGAGCCGATGGTGAGGTACCCGGCCTTGGCCCCCAGCTTCTCGCCGTACGAGCCCAGGAGGTCAATGTTGCGGATCGTGCCGCCGAGGGTGTAATCGCCGGAGAACTGGCTGAGCAGGTCAGTCGCCGCCGCCATCATGCGCGGGTCGATGTCGTCCTCTGGCTTGGTCAGCATGTTGCCGTAAATGCGGAGGTTCAGGATCACGTAGCCGGACGTCGCGGCCAGTCCGGAGGCCGCGCCGAGCGGCGCCATCTCCTGCGCCCAGATGGCGCACCGCAGGCCCGAGCCGGGGGCCGACTTCGGCTCATGGGTGTTGACGCTGGAGAACGCGCCCGAGGCCGCGGCGATCGACTCCACGGCGGATATGAGGGCGTTGACTGCCGCCTGGTCGAAGCTCACTCGTTCATCGCCGGCGTGTACTCGGCGACGGACTTGGCGGCGATGCCCTCGGCCATCCCGTCGACATGCTGGGCGGCCATCCGGTAGCCGTGGTAGCCCTTGAAGCGGGTCGTCTCGTTGCGGGAGCCGATTCCCTCGAGCCACGGCCCGTAGCTGGCGAGGTCGGTCGTCACGACGGTGGCGGTAGCGATGTCGGTCGAGAGCGTCATCGAGTAGCCGTCGGTGGTGAAGGTGTGCGGCCCCGTCACGGTCTGGATGCTGTCGAGGAAAGCGCCGGTGCCGTTCCTGATAGACGAGGCGAAGGTGTTGTAGACCATGCCCTCGGCGATGGCGCCCACCTCGCGCTGCGCCGCCAGTGCGGCCTTCTCTGCGGCGGCGCCCGCCCGCCCGTCGAACAGGGGGCCGGTCATCCTCGTGATGCCCACTCAGATCACCCGCTGCCTTGCCTTGCGGCCGTAGCGCTCGTAGACCCGTGCGCGAAGGTCGGGGAGGCTGCCGCCGGGGACGACGGACGCCCCGGCCTCGCCGAGCGTCCGGGCGTAGGCGCCGGCCTTCTGGTAGACGTAGTTCTGGCACTCGGCGATCGCGTAATCGCGGACCTCACCGGGGACCAGGGCGACGCTCACGGCCGCGTTGATCAGGTGCGTTGCCGCCGTGGTGCCGCCGAACGCGCGGATGACCTTCAGCGCTCGGGGCGCGAACACCTCGGCTGAGGCGTGCGGGGCGAGGACCGTCCCGAGGTAGCCGCGCTTGACCGTGACGTTGTTGCCGGTGACGGACTCGGCCAGCATCCACTCTGCGTCAAGCTGCAGGATCTCGCCCGCGATGACCGCCGCGCCGCTGCTAACGGCCAGGATGTTGTCATTGGTCGCCGCGGTCGAGCAGCCTGCGCCCTGCTGCGCCTGCCCGGTGTCCGCCATCGCGTTGTCCGACACCAGCATGGATTCGCCGTCGACGGTGATCACGTCGCCGACGCCGGACGCTGACGAGTCGGACACGGTAACGGTGGTCGCGGTCGTCGAGGTGACCGCCGCGGCGAGCTGCCCGCCTGGCCTGGCCTTCGTCCAGTACCCGAAGTTGCCGAGGATGTGAACGTCCTGCTGCGGCGTGGAGCCGACCCCGAACCCGTAGGACTGCGAGCGGTCCAGCTCAAGGAAGGTGAACGGCGGGGCGTAGTTCCACGGACCCCACAGGATCGCCGAGTTCGGGATTACCGTCCCGCCGCTGGTGACGACGGGCACCAGGGCCGTGACGTCGGCGAGTTCGGCCGCGTCGAACCAGATCTTCCACGGGGCGGCGCGCTGGTAGTTGGGCCAGTCCCACTTGTTGGTACGGATCTCGTTGAAGAAGCGGCGCTTGGTGAGGCGCTCGGCTTCCTCGGCGGCGGCGGCGAGAGCTGAGTCGATGTGACGGATGTTGTCGACGGTCAGCTTGATGTCGCTCGCCGTCATCACGTCGATTCGCGTGCAATAGCATGCGCGAAATACGGCCATGGCCGTCTCACCTCTTCTCGCCGTCCTGCGCTCGTTTTCTGTCGCTAGGCCGTAGTCGCACCGGCCGGATCAGGCTTGCTATTCGGTTGTGCGCGACCGCCGGTCGCGGTACTTCTGACCTGCGCTTACAGGCCGCTCATGGTGCTTGGATCCCAGTCGCGGGGGTACTGCCAGCCGTCGAAGCGGCAGAACAGGACTCCCGGCTCGCTGGGCGGCCCCTGCGTGAGCGGCTCGCCGTCGTTCGGGCAGGCCGTAGGCGGCTGAGACTGGTAGTAGTCGGCGTCTGCGGCCTGCTGCCTGAGCGTTGAGAGCAGGTCATTGCCCATCACCATGGCTAGGCCGCCGGCTTGGGGGGGTCCGCCGCTGGCGCTGGCGTCCGCAGGGTCATGTGGCCCGCCGGCGGGTCCGCTGGCGGGGCTGGCGGCTTCACGGCGGTAGTCGCTGCCACCGGCTTGGCCGGGGCCGCTGCGGGCTTCTCCGGGCCGTCAGCCTTCGGCTTCACGTCCGCGGGGCCGCCAGGTCCGAGCAGCGCTTCAGCCGCCGCGGCCTCGTCGGCACCGGGGTCGATGTAGCCCGGCTCTCCCGATTCCGCGCTGGCGTTGCTCGCGCCGCCGCTCGTTGCCTTCGGCACGTCATCCTCCTTCGGCTCGAAGCACCCCGGGCAGAACCCGATGGTGCCGGCGATCTTCTTCACCCCGCACTTGATGCAGTCCCACATGCCCGGCCCCCTACAGCGCCGTTACCGTCGCGCCGGCGTCGTACGGCACGTAAGTGAGCGACCAGGCAGCGGCGCCCGTGTTCGTCGCGCTCGTCGTCCAGTCGACCGTCCCGGCCGGGACCACGCAGATGCCGCCGCTCGCGAGCTGCACGCCGGTCCCGGACATGACGCCGCTGGCCCCCGTGAAAGCGAGCGCGGACGGCGACCCGGAGGTGAACGCCGGGACGTAGAAGGCGGCGCCGAGGGCCAGCCCGGACACTGAGGCGCTGGCCGTGGCTATCGACGTGTTCGCCCCGGACCCGCCGGCCGGCGTGTTGCCGACCGAGACCGTGCACGCCTGCGCCTGAACCACCGTGCTGACCGTGGCCGTCATGCTGGTGACGACGACCCGGCCGCCGGACACCGTGAACAGGTGCCCGGTGCCGCTGGCCGGGAGGGTCTTCGCGGTGCCCGTCACTACCTGGCCGTAGATGGCCTGGAAGAGCTGGGCGGCGTTCAGGAGCGCGGGCATCAGGCCGCCGTGATGGTCGCGCCGTCGTCCATCGGCACGTAGAACAGGACGGCCGCGATCGCGCCGTCCGGGCTGCTGCCCGTGGTGACCAGCTCAATGGCCCCGGTGGTGACCAGGGCGCCGAGCTGGATATCGCCGCCCCGCAGGAACGCCGACGCCGCGGCGGTACCGCGCGTCAGGCCGACCACGCCGCCGCCGGTGGTGTCGGTGGTGCCCAGGTCCGTCGCCGTGACGATGGTCATCGTGTCGCCGGTACCCGACGGGTTGTACTGCACTGCCAGGGTGTTAGCCACCGTCATGGTCGTGACGACCTTCAGGTAAAGCCCGGTAATGCAGACGTCTCCGCCGGTTACGTTGAACAGCGTGTGCGTCTCGGTAACCAGCGAGTAGTTCGCCGCTTGCACCCGCGAGCCGTAGAGCAGCCGCCGGAACTCCTTGCCCGCTACGTAGGAGGCCATGGTCAGGCCCCCAGGATGGCGAGGTTAGACGGGACGCGCTGCACGGTCAGGTCGTGGAGCAGGGCGATGCACGTGGTCGTGTTCGTCCCGGTCGCCTGGATGTAGGCGTAGGTGTCCGCGAGCTGCGACGCGTAGATGGTGATCACCGACGTGTAGCCGGTGGTCCCCGCCAGGGCGACGGAGTTGGTCGTCCAGGTGGCTGTCTGCTTCGTCCACGCGGCGGTCCCGTTGACCGCCGCCTCCTGCCAGAAGAACGAGGTCTGCCCGTACCCGTTCGCCGGGGTCCAGGTCTGCGTGCTGCCGCCGAACACCTTGGCCGCGACGATCGCGAGCGACGCCGCGCCGGACGACTTGACGAGGAATGACACAGCGGAGGCGTTCTTGAGCGACACCATGTTGCCCGAGGCGTCGTGAACGACGTCGAACACCCTCCCGAGTCCCTGCATGCCGGCCATGCCGGCCTCCTTTCTCCCCGCGGGGCGTTACTGCCGCGGATACATGCGCGCCAGCGGTTAGCGGCTGGCGAGCTGGACGAAGGCAGACAGCGTGTTGCTGGAGCCGTTGTGGGGGGTGAGCGGCGACTGGAGCCACGGGCGGCCGTCGACGCGCTCGATGATGCGGTAGGCCGTCTGGTCGTTCTGGAAGAACGCCTGGTCGGACGCGGCCACCTCGACCTGCTGGCGGTCACCGATCAGGTAGTACGAGAGGTCGTAGAACCCGATGTCGCCCGTGGTGCCGAGCTGCGGCACCTTCTCCGTGAAGATCACCGGGCGGCCCAGGATCGTCATGGGCGGGGTGTCCATGCCGCCGGAGTTGCCGTAGCCGCCGATCCACACCGGGCCGCCGCCGGTACCCACCGACAGCGCCATGGTGGCGAGCTGCGGGAAGGTGTCGATGGCCGCGATCCACACCGCGTTCTTGAGCGAGGTGGGGAGCATCCGGGCGTACATCTTGACGATGTTCTCCCAGACGATCGTGCCGGCGGACTGGCCCGACTCGGCCGTGACCTGCACCGATGCCGGGCTGTTGATGAAGCCCTGCGGCGTGCCGGCGCCGGTCTCGGTCATGAACGCGACGTCCTCGGACCAGGCGAGGCCCGCCGGAATCCGGGTGTCGAACCAGCCGGAGAACGCCGGGGCGTCGGCGAGCAGCTCGTTGGGCACCTTGAAAAATCCCGTGAGCTTCTTCGCGTCGAGCACGACCCGGCCGAACTTCGCCTGGGACTCGGTGAGGCTCGCGGCCTCCTCGGTCCAGTAGAACTGGACCCCGCCGAACAGGCTGGAGACGTGGCTGGTGTCGTCCACGGTCGGGATCGGCACGCGGAGCGTGGTCATCGGGATGACCGTCGCGCGGCTCCGGACGATCGAGTCCTCAAGGGCGAGCTGCAGCAGCTCGGAGCGCATGATCTCGGGGATCAGGAAGCCGCCCGCGCCGGGGTCCTCGGACCCGAACGAGTTCTGGAACGCCCGGACGTTCTCCAGCTTCTGGAGCAGCGCCTTGCGGCCCGGCAGGGACGAGGAGCGGTTCTCCTCGCGGATCGCCTGGCAGTACTCGCCGATCGAGGAGAAGCGGTCCTCATCCCGGTAAGCGGCCTCGAACGCGGCACCCGGCGAGGTCTTGTTGTAGACCGTGCCCTTGCCCCGGCTCACCGAGGCGGAGCCGTCCGCCGACAGGGCGAGGCCGGGCCGCCCGTTGCGGAAGGAGATCGAGTTGGCCAGGTCAACCGCGGGCTTACGGCCGCCGCCGTTCTCCCGGATCATGTCGAACATGGCCGACTGGACCTGAGTCCTGATCTCGGCCTCGGTGCCGGGGTTGTGCTTGCCGTACTGCGTGGCGTACGCGTCCATGAACTCCCGGGTTGTCCCGTTGGTCATGGCCTCGGTGGTGAAGTAGTCCTTGAGCGCGTTGTGGTCGCCGAGGACTTCGCGCAGCCCGTCAGGGTCGGACGGAACCTTAATCTTTGTCACTTTCCAGCCCCTTCCAGGCCAAGTGCGAAGACTGCGGCAAGCAGCTCCGGGTCAATTTCGTCCGGCCGGTGGCCGGGGTTGATCTCTCGCATGGCCTTCTCGAGCTCGGCCTGGGCCTGCTCCGGGTTCGTCAGGTCCTTGATGGTCGAGAGCTGCGCCAGCGCCACCCGGACGCCGGACGAGCTGGGCGGCATCGACGGGGCATACCTGTACGGCAGCGCCCACGCCTGCGGGGTAGACGGGTCGCCAGGCCGGCGCCCGGCGCAGATGCCCCGGTAGAACGCCTCGGGGTCACTGGAGGCCGCCGCGGCGGCGAGCGCCGCCGACGCGTCCCACATGCTGTTGTCGATGGTGGCGGCGGGGATCGTGAACACGGACGCGAGCAGCGCCGGGTCAATGCGGCCCGCCGGGTCGTAGTCCGGGTTGACCTGCTTCATCGCCGCCTGAAGCGTCGACTTCGCGTCCTCGGCGTTGGTGAGGCCCTGCGTTTGCGGCAGCCGGGACAGCGCGGCCTTGACGCCGCCCTCGTTCGGGGCGTCGCCCGGGTGGTACTTGAACGGCAGCGCCCAAGACGACTGCTTGGACGGGTCGCCCGCCTTGCGGCCCGCGCAGATGCCCTTGTAGAAGGCGGCCGGGTCGTCGGCGGTCGCGCCGTTGTGCCAAGCCTTGGCCGCGTCCCACGGGGTACTGTCCACGCTGTCGAAGGCGGGGAAGTGGACGCGGTTCGAGGTGCCGGCGGGCTTCGGCGGGATCGGCTTGATCTGCTTGCCGTCCGCGTCGAAGTAGTCGTGATCGGTGTCGCCCTCGGGCGTGCTGTCGTCGTCCCCGTCGCCGTCCGGGTCGAAGCGGACGGTCCCGTCCGCGTCCCGCACCCACCCGTCACCGAGGTCGGCCGGCTTGTCGCCGTCGTCCGCGTTGCGGGGCAGCGCCGGCGCCTTGTCGGCCGGGGGCGCGTCGTCGGGAGCGTCTCCGGTGCCCTTGCAGTCCGGGCAGCTCACCTTGCCGCCGCGGATCTTGCCCTTCCCCTTGCAGGTCGGGCACGGGTCGCTGTCGTCGTCCTCGCCGTCCCCGGCGGGGGCAGGGGGCGGCGGGGCGGCGTTGCCGATCCCGGCGGGCGCGTTGCCGTACACCGACAGGTCCCAGGCGTTCGACGTGGCGGCCTGGCCGACGATGCCGTCAATCAGGCCCTCGGCCATGGCCTGCTCGGGCGAGTACCAGGTTTCGGTCTGCATCTTCGCCCGCCAGTAGGCGGCGGGCTTGCCGGTGCGGGCCGCGTACATCGAGGCGATGTTGTCGCTCGCGTCGTCGAGGAGGTCGGCCATCTCGCGCATGTCCGCGGCGTTGCCGATCGCCATCCCGAAGCCGTCGTGGATCATCGCCCGCGCGTTCGGGCACATCCGGAGCTGCCCCGGGGAGGCGGCCATCATGATGAACGAGGCGGCGGAGGCGGCCAGGCCGTCAACGACGATGCTCACGGTGCCTCGCGCCTGGGCGGCCTTGAGCTGGTTGAAGATCGCGATGCCGTCGAAGACGTCGCCGCCGGGCGAGTTGAGGTGCAGCTCGATGTCCCCTGGGATGGTGCTTACCTCGGCCATGAAGTCGGCCGCCGAGACGCCGAAGAAGCCGATCTCGTCGTAGATCGACACCATGGTCGGGCCCGCCTGGTTGCGGACGATCGAGTACCACTTCGGCAGTGTCGAAGTGAGGTTCTGCAGCTGTAGCCGCCTGGTGGACCGTAGCGGCCTTGCTCCGTGCATAAGCGCCTCCCGCCGGTCTCTACCGGGACGTAGCCGTCGTTGAGCACGCGCCGGACTAGCGCGGCCATGTCTTCCTTCGGGGCTGGCGCGGCGGGGGCGGCGGGCGGAGCCGGGGCCGGCGGGGGCGCGGCCACCCAGGCAGGCGGCAGCGCGGGCGCCTGCGTGGCCTGCTCTACAAAGTCCGCGTCGGGAAGCCCGACCATCTCCAGGGCGTCGTGGGGGTCCATCCCGGCGTTGATGAAGGCGGCGAGGGCGCTTGCCTTCTCGCCGAGCTCGACCATCGCCGCCTCGGCGTTCTCCGGGCTCGGGTCGTCGAAGTCGAACTCAACCGAGTCATCGCCGAACAGGGGCAGCAGCTTGTAATTCAGCGTCTCGCGGCGGCGCTCAAGGCGGGGAATGACCTGGCTGCCGCTGAGCTGCTCGGCCGCGGTCTGGGCGTTCGCGCGGTTCACGTCGTCGGACGAGCCGAGGTTCGCCTTGTGCATGCGCCAGGCCTCGCGAAGCTCGTCCCGGTTCGCGAGGCGGAGGTTGCCGTACTCAAGGTCCTTGTTGGACAGCCCGGCGGCGTTGAACACCGCCCCGCCTTCGAGCACCGCGACGGCCCCCGCCCGGGCGACGCCCTGGTGGGACTCGCGCCAGCGATCGGTGAACTCGTCGAACTCCCGGTCGTCCATCTTCGCCGTACCGGGCGGGAAGGTGATCACGCCGCCCGGGTCCGCGCCGTTCACGAACAGGTTCCGCTGGTAGTCCGTGGCGTACTTCTGCTGCTGGATGTTCGACAGGATCGAGGCGACCGGCCCCGCGCCCCGGAACGGGTCGAGCGGGTCGGGAAGCTTCTCCTGGATGACCTCTTCGAGCTTGAGCGGTACCTGCTCGCCGTTCGGCCCGGTGTAGATCCAGCCGACCTGAAAGTTATTCGGGTCGGGGACGGGCTCCATGCGGTCGGGCCGGACGTACCACATCGACGTGGGGAACGTCGTGTACTCCATGTTGAGGACCCAGAACGTCTCACCGGTCAGTTCCTGGTGCTGCTGGCTGCCCTCGCGGAACTCAAAGCCCGAGTGGAAGTCGTTGGGCTTGTTCCACAGCGACAGCGCGGCGTTCTTGCCGACGATCTCGACCCGGTTGTCGTCGCCCTGGTCGCCGGTCGAGTAGCGGCGGCGAGCGTCCTTCGGCTGCTTCTTGTAGAGCCGCCAGCGGGGGGCCGCGCAGGCCTGCTGCAGCAGGGAGACGATTGAGAAGACGGTGCCCGACTGGCCGTAGGCCCACATCATCGCCTCACGGCTGGCCTTGCCGGCGCCCAGGTCGAACATCCGGCCGCGCCGGTAGTTCGTGGTGATCGGGACGGGCGGGCCTGTAGAGGCGTTGCGCAGCCGCCGGATAGCGGACTTCACCGCAGCTCGCCGTCTTCAACGTCGGCGATCAGGTGCTCAATGACCCACAGGGAGACGCCGAGGACGAGGAAGCCGACGCCGTGGTTGACGTGGAACGCGGAGAAGTCGATGCCGCCCGTGCCGAGGACCGACAGCGGCATCTCTGCCAGGCGCTTGACGGATGCCTTGTGCGGGGTGAGCACGGCAGAGGCGACGTTCCCGGCGAGGACCCGTAGGCCGCGGAGGACGCGCAGCGGGGCACGCGCCGGACGGGGCGCGGCAGGCGCGGTAATCGCGGCCACGGGACCTCCAACGGCCGCGGGGGGAGCGGCCTGACATGATCATAAGCCACGACTAGACCATTGGTCCCATGTCTGACCTGCAAAGGTATAGTCGTGTCGCGGCGTCTTTGCCGGATGGACTAGCCATTGAGCTGGGATGTCCGCAAATTGGTCTAGTCACGACCTGGAGGCGCAGCACGGTGACAGCGGTCTTCATCGCCACGCACGATGTCCTGATCGGGGACCTTCGCCGCTACCCGGGCAACGCGCGGCGCGGCAACGTCGCCCAGATCGCCACGTCCCTGTACCGCAACGGCCAGTACCGGGCGCTAGTGGTCCGCGAGCACGACGGGCACCGGACGATCCTGGCGGGCAACCACACCCGCGACGCGCTGGAACTCCTCTACGGCGGCTGGCTGCCCCCCGGGGCCGACCCGTCGACAAGCTGGCAGGGGCTTCCCGCCGAGGCGCGGTGCGAGCTCATCGAGTGCGACGACGAGACGGCCCGCCGCATCAACCTCGCGGACAACAAGATCGCCGAGGACGGCACCTATGACGACGAGGCGCTAGCGGCGCTGCTCGACGGCCTTGACGGCGACTACGAGGGTACCGGCTGGACGGCCGAGGAGCACGCCGCGCTGCTCGGCGACGGCAGCGGGGACGGGGACGGCGACGCCCCGGAGGACGAGCTGCCCGGCGCGTACGGGGTCATCGTGGAGTGCGAGACCGAGGAGCAGCAGGCGCGGCTACTGGAGCAGCTCGACGCCGAGGGCTTCCGCGTAAGAGCCTTGATGACATGAAGGCAGAGATCACGGTTTCGAGCCCGGTCGCCCGCTCGGCGCGGCTGTTGCAGCTCAGTGGGATGTTCGACGTCCCGGTCGAGGACAAGGCATCGCTCACCTGGAAGGCCGACTTGCCTCTTGAGGATCGCGACTGGAACCTAGGGCTTGTCGTCGGCCCGTCCGGGTCCGGTAAGTCGACGCTCGCCCGGCATTTCTGGCCCGAGCAGGTCGCCGCGGCCTACGAGTGGCCCGAGGACGGCGCCCTGGTCGACGGATTCCCCTCTGGGATGGGAATCAGGGAGATAACCGGGCTGCTCGGCGCGGCGGGCCTGTCGTCGCCGCCGGCGTGGCTGCGGCCCTACCGGACGCTGAGCAACGGGGAGGCGTTCCGGGCTGACATCGCCCGCGCCCTGGCCGAGCTGGACGGCCTGGTGGTAGTCGACGAGTTCACGTCGGTTGTTGACAGGCAAGTCGCCCAGGTGGCATCGCACGCGGTCCAGAAGGCGGTCAGGAAGGCCGGGCGGCAACTGGTCGCCGTAACCTGCCACTACGACGTTGAGGACTGGCTGCAGCCCGATTGGGTCTACGACGCAGCCGCGCAGCTCTTTACCTGGAGGTCGGTTCAACCCCACCCCCCGGTTGAGCTCGCGGTCCATGCCGCGGACAGGTCCCTCTGGCCCGTGTTTCGGAACCATCACTACATGAGCGCTGATCTCAGCAAGGCGGCCCGCTGCTTCGCCGCCTATGTTGACGGGCGCCCGGTGGCGTTCACGAGCTACCTGCACTTCCCGCACGCCACGGCAAAGAACATCAAGATGGCGCACCGGGTCGTGGTGTTGCCCGACTGGCAGGGCCTCGGCCTGGCCGGGCTGCTGTCGGAATGGATGGGCGGCTACCTGAGCGAGCGGGGATTCAGGTACCGCATCACGACCGCGCACCCGGCGTTCATTCACTACATGGCGAAATCTCCGCGCTGGCGGATGGGCACCCGGGCGAGGGCGCTGGGAACCAAGAGCCGTGATTCCTCGCTTCGCGCGAAGTCGATGAACGTCCGCAGCCTGACAACCCGGTCGTTCGAGTACGTGCCGCCCGGGCGGGCCGCGGCCGCCGGCGCGCTGAGCGCCTAGCGGCGGATGAAGCGGACGCTGGGCTGGCTTCGCAGGTCGCGCTCCGCCACCAGGTACCGGCCCGCGTCACAGCCGTGGTCGTTCTCCTTGCGCGGCTGCTCTTTCTTGGCGCCGTCGTCCCAGACGTATTCGAGGATCTCGTCTTGCGTGCAGAGCGGTTTCTTGGCGGCGACTAGCGCCGGGTCGCGCTCGACCAGGGCGTCACGGCAGATGAACAGGCGCGGCTTGCCGTCCCCGGCGGGCTTGAGCCGCGACTTCAACGCCTCGATTCCCTCCAGGACGTCCTTCTTCGCCGCCGTGGTGCCGCGCCCCAGCTTCCGCTCGAGGGTGGCCCGGCCTTCGGCGTCGTGGTCGCAGATGATCGCCCGGGGCATCACGTCCGACTTGTGGCCGTCGCCGCGCTTGACCACGGCGAGCATCTGCGCGGCATGGTCCTCGACGAGCCGCTGAGTCATGTAGATCTCCCGGTACAGGTACAGCCTGCCGTCCGGGTCCTCCGCCCAGAACTGGCACACGAACGGGTTCGTGAACCCGAAGTCGATCGTCCACCAGCGGGTCCATTCCAGCGGCGGAAGGCCGATCGGCGGGTGCAGGTGAACCGCGGGGACGAAGCCGTCGTAGATCAGGCCCTCGGCCGCGACCCACTTACCGAGCCGCAGCCGCTCGTAACGGACGCCGGTCAGCCGTTCCAGGCGGCGGATGTACTCCTGGCCCTGCTCGGTCCACGTGCCAGTTTCCGCGTCGTAGAGCCGGGGGTTGTCCTCGTGGCGGCAGTAGATCATCTGCGTCTCGCCGCGCTCGCAGCGCTGCCGCAGCCAGTGGTGCGGGGCGTCCGGGTTGCAGTCGCCGAAGATCTGCTGGAACGAGATCACGCCGTGGCGGAGCCGGGTCGTGATCATCTCCCAGTCGTTCTCCGTCAGCTCGGTTGCCTCCTGCACGTACACGACGTCAAATTCGGAGGACATGATCCGTGAGGGCTTGTCCATCCCGATGACGACGATCACCGAGCCGTTGCCGTAGCGGTAGCTGGCCGCCTCCTGGGGTGACCCGCCGTACCACTTGACCTCGCCGGATTCGAGCGCCTCCTTGGCGACGTGCTCGCGGAAGGTCACGAGCGCGGTGCTGCCGAGGGAGACGGCTGTCTTGCGGCAGATCAGGCCTCTTGCCCCCGGGTTCGCCAGCATCATCGCGTGCAGCTTCTCGAGGCAGCCGCGGCTCTTGCCGGTGCCGGCCGAGCCGCTGAGGAGGACTTCGGGCGCGCGGCTGGCGAACAGCTCGCGCGCCGATCCCTCGGGCCGGTACCTGTGGACCAGGCGCTCAGTGGCGGGTGCGGTCACTATCCTGCGCCTCCCGTGCCTCGCGAGGCGTAAGGCGCCAGTCCTCACTCCGGAGATTGTGGTCCGGCTGAAGCGCGGCGATCTGCATCCCTTCCTCGCGGCTGACGTCATGCAAGGTGCAGACTGCGGCGTCGATGCGCTCAACCGCCGCCCACCATGACTTGAGGCGCCTGTGCTCGGCGAGGCGGGCAGACAGGCGGCGCGGCCCGTTCTCGCCGACCTTGCCGACGTACAGGCACCCGCTTTCACTTAGCGCCCGTCCCCAGAGGCGGTAGACGTAGTAGCCCGGCCGTGTCGGCAGGTCTTCGCTGTACGCTGGCCGCGCCGCCTCGCGCGCCCTTCGCTGCAGCTCGCGAAGCTGCTGGTACTCGGCCATTGTCGGAACAGTCGCTAGTTCTGCTTCGCCTTCGATCACATTCCCATTCTACCCGGAACCGTGTACCATCGGTAGACATGAGCGTAAGGGTTAAGCAGGTAGAGCCGGTAGGGCTGCGGGAGATCGCCGAGCGGCTCGGCGTGCCGGGGCAGACGGCGAAGACGTGGAACCAGCGGAAGGTGCTGCCCGCGCCGGGGCCGGGCACCGTGTCGGGCGCCCCGTGGTGGGACTGGGCTGTGGTCGAGCAGTGGGCGCGGACGACCGGCCGCCTCCCGGTGGCCGCTCCCGAGGAGGGGGACGCGCAGTGAGCGCAGCGAATGACGAGCAGGTGAAGATCTGCGAGGTGATCGACCGGCTGTATGCCGCCGGGTGGAAGATCGCGCTCCGGGCCGATGACCCGCTGCCGGGACTGGATCGCCTGTGGGCCACGCACGAGACGAGCGGGCGGAAGCTCGAAACAGTCGTCACGGGCGGTGGCGAACTGCTCGTCGCGCTTGAGTCACTGGTCACGGGAAACATGGCGCTGCGACATGATCGCGGGTGACCGGCGCGAGGTTACTCCCGAGGCAGGGAGCACCACCCAAAGTTAAGGCAAAATCCCAGGTCACAGCGCTGTATTTCCTTGCTCCGTGTCTAC